ACCAGAGGAATTGCGTATGGGTAAGCCTTGGACAGAGAATGACCTTACATATTTTACCCTCAAGGGGTTACAAGAATTTCTCAAGAATAGAGGGTTTCTTTCATTTAATAGACCACAAATACAAGAGAGATTGAAGCGTCTTAACTTTGGTTCAGAATGTAATGGGTATTACAAGCTGAAAGACGAGTCAGGCAAATGGCACAACATCAGGGTTTGGTGGGTGCCAGAATTTGATAACACGGAAATACCAATTCCAAACAAGGAGACAGCGGATGACATCCCTTTCTGATAAATTTTCGGATACGAACTATTTGAAAATAGGAGACTTAACTAAGAAGTTTGGTGTAGCACGAAGTACAATATACAGATGGGTAGAGGCGGGGCACTTTCCTCAACCTGTTGTGCTGGGCCCAGAGCAAGATAAATTTAGTGCAAAGAGATGGTTGGAAGAGGACATAACCGATTGGCTGAAAGCAAGACCTAGGCAGACCTATGAGTCAGACTGAGACATTAATATTCGGTCCTCCAGGGTGTGGTAAAACACACACTTTGATTAATATTGTTAAACAGGAGTTGGCTAATGGCACACCCCCTGACAGAATCGGCTTTGTTTCGTTCTCAAGAAAATCAATATCAGAGGCAATACTTAGGGCTGGTTCGGAACTAGGGTTAGAAGAAAAGAATCTTCCTTGGTTTAGAACATTGCATTCCATAGGGCATCGATGGCTTGGCTTTGATAAAGAAAAAATAATGGGCTATTATGAGTTTCAAGAGTTTGGGCATGAAGTTGGTATGGTATTTGACTCAAGCACTGCTGCTCAAATGGAAGATGGTCTTGTGCCTGTTTCTCATAAAGAAGGCAATAAGTATTTAGAAATTATTGCAAGGTCTGCAATGAGGTGTATTAGCCTTGAGGATGAGTTTAATTCCAAGAAAAACTATGACATTCATTGGGAGTTTCTTGTTGCTTTAGACACGGCTTATAAGTCTTACAAAAGAAGAAACGAGAGGCATGATTATACAGACATGGTATCAAAGTTTGTACTTCAAGGAACTGCGCCAACATTAGATGTACTTATTGTGGATGAAGCTCAAGACTTAACACCACTTCAATGGAGGCAAGTGTCTATTCTAAAGCAACATGCAGAAAGAGTGTGGTATGCGGGGGATGATGACCAATGTATTCACGGTTGGAATGGTGTGGATGTTAATTTATTTTTAAAGATATGCCCCAACATACAAATATTAAGTCAAAGTTATAGAGTTCCAAGAAATGTTTTTAGACTAGCCAAGACTCTTACAAACAGAATAGAGGTTCGACAACAAAAACACTGGAATCCAATGGATCGTGAAGGTGATGTGATATGGCATTCTAATTGGAACGATGTTGATATTGAAGAGGGTTCTTGGACTATAATGGGAAGAACCAATAAAATAATATCAGGCGTAGCCCAACAATTAAAAGACGATGGGTATTTGTTTATGAGAAATGGTAAACTTAGTTTTGATGAGGTTACTCTTAAAGCTATGAAAACATGGAAGGCATTGTCTGAAGGTCGAGAAGTAATTCTTGATGATGTAAAACGGCTTTATAAATTAGTTCCAAAGCGAGGTGATAAGGCGGTGGTTAAGAGAGGGGCATCAGCATCGTTAGATGCAATAGATCCACAAGCAACCTTGTCGTATGAGTTATTAGTTCGCGATCATGGATTAATCGCGGATAAATCGGCTGCATCACAAGATATTTGCAATCTGTCTTACCAAGACAGAATTTATCTCGCTTCAATATTAAGAAGAGGCTCTTTGGCTCCAAGAATTACAGTTTCAACAATTCACAGAATGAAGGGTGGTGAGGACGATAATGTGATGTTGTTCACAGAATCGTGTTACCCAGCTGTTTCAAATGTTGATCAAGATGAGGAGCATAGGGTTTTTTATACAGGTGTGACAAGGACAAAGCACAACCTTCACATCATCGACAGTGCATCAAAATATAGGTATGAAATATGAAAAAGATAAATAAACTACAGAAGATTAAACGCTTGTTAAAAAAGCACCCGGAAAAGAGCAACAAAGAAATAGGTGCTATGACAAAAGCTCATTCAAACTATGTAGCCAAGATAAGAAGAAATGAAAAACAACCTGTGTTTAATAATGAAGCTAGAGTAATAATGGGCAAGCCAAGACCTAAGAACAGGATTTGGTTTTTAAACGAAGCTGAACTTTTAATTAACGGACCGAGGGCAAATGATTATGGTGAGTCTCGAATAAACCATGAAAGAATAGCAACTATGTGGAGCATTATCTGTAAGACGGAGATAACTCCAGAACAGGTTATTGCTTGTATGATAGGGTTGAAATTAAGTAGACTATCCGAGGATATAACTAAGAGTGATTCTTGGTTAGACATAATAGGATATGCCGCTCTAGGTGGGGAAATGGTAAATGAAGAAAGAAAGCAGTCAGATTAGTTTCTTGGAGCGTTTGGATTTAGATACAATCGAAGAGGATTGGTTGCCTCCAACGGAGTTCCCAGATTTGACTAGGTCAGAATATATAGCGATTGACCTAGAAACTAATGACCCAAACCTAATGCAACTAGGCCCGGGATGGGCTAGAGATGATGGGTTTATTGTTGGCATAGCTATCGCAGCAGGGGACTTTGTTGGGTATTATCCTATTCGTCATGAAGCGGGGGGCAACATACCTCAAAGAAAAGTTATGACGTGGCTTAAAGACCAACTTAATACACCCCACATTCCAAAGATAATGCACAATGCTACTTATGATGCGGGGTGGCTTAGATGGGCCGGTGTTAAGATAGAGGGTAGGATCATAGATACTATGATTGCTGCCCCCTTGATAAACGAAAACAGGTTTAGTTACAGCCTTAATAATTTATCCAAGGACTATCTTAACGAAAAGAAAGATGAGAAGACACTACGTGCTGCGGCAGCAGATTATGGTCTTGACCCCAAAGGTGAGATGTGGAGATTACACCCACGTTTTGTAGGTGCGTATGCGGAGAAGGATGCTGAACTTACCTTGCGTTTGTGGAACCACTTTCGGGTAGAATTAGAGCAGCAAAGCCTAATGACAGTCTTTGATCTTGAAACAAACTTAATACCAGTTCTTTTAGATATGCGAGAAAAGGGTGTCAGGGTAGATGTTGATGCAGCAGAGAGAACAAAGAAGAACTTAAAAGACTTAAAAGAAGCTGTAACAATGGAGATAGAGCATGACACAGGCATCCGAGTAGAACCTTGGGTTGCTACAAGTGTTGCTAAAGTATTCAAGCATTATAATCTATATTATCAGGAAACAGAAACAAGCAAGCAACCATCTTTTACAAAGTCTTTTTTACAAGCATGTCCACATGAGGTATCCAACAAAATATTAAGATTGCGTGAACTTGATAAGGCAAGCAATACATTTGTGGATAGCATATTAAAGTTTGCTCATAAGGGTCGTATACATTGCGAATTTCACCCATTGCGGTCTGATGATGGTGGGACTGTTACTGGGCGGTTTAGTTCTAGTAATCCTAATTTACAGCAGATTCCAGCTAGGGATCCAGAAATCAAAGCAATGATACGTGGTTTGTTCTTACCTGATGACGGATGCAAATGGGGCAGTTTTGATTATTCTAGTCAAGAGCCAAGATTACTGGTTCATTACTGCGCGATGCTACCTCCAAATCTTAAACACCATGCAATAGATAGCCTAGTAGATGAGTACCAAAATGGTGATCCAGACTTTCACCAGATGGTAGCTGACATGGCGGGTATAACTCGCAAAAGTGCTAAAACAGTGAACCTTGGGATTATGTACGGCATGGGGAAAGGTAAACTAGCAAACACATTAGATATTTCAAGTGATGAGGCAACAAGTTTGTTGGACAATTATCATAGAAAGGTGCCCTTTGTTAAGGGTCTTGCTGACCAAGTAGCATTAAGAGCTTCAAAAAACGGTAAAATAAGAACTATGTCTGGCAGGCAATGCCGTTTTGAAATGTGGGAGCCAAGAAGTTTTGGATATAACAAGCCTATGCCAAGGGAGCAGGCAGAGAAAGAATATGGTATGGGTATACGCAGAGCATTTACTTACAAGGCATTGAACAGGCTGATACAAGGCTCCGCAGCCGACCAAACCAAACAGGCAATGGTAGAATGTTATAAAGAAGGGCTAGTGCCATTACTTACAGTGCATGATGAACTATGCTTTAATGTAGAGTCCGAGAAGCAAGCATCAAGAATAAAAGAAATCATGGAGACATGCTCTGATTTAAAAGTTCCGAGCAAGGTCGATCAAGAGTTAGGTGATAACTGGGGAGAAGTGGGCTAGTTATCGCAAGCTCGCATTCTGTCAACCAAACGCCTTGCACGGTTGGTTACCTGAGTATACCACTTTGAATCAACCATCTCATCGGCTGCAGCAGGCCAGTCCCTTGCATCTACGTTTGCTTTCATGCCCTTGAATTTCGATAGTCTTGGATATCCAAGGTTAAACATCATGTTCGCTATAATTAATTGTACTTCTTCGGGTAGGTCATTAAAATCTTTGTAAAGCCTCTGACAATCCTCGAGCGTAATTGTGATATCTAAGTTGAACGCAGACTGAACACGACTTTGTTCAACTACTGAGCCAACATCTTTGCTGTACTCTGGGTCATCTTTGGTAATCAGGTGACCAATTCCAAAAGTTGGCAGGCCAAGGTGGTCTAAATAAATCTCGTACTTACAGCCTTCGTCTTCGGCTAATTCTTCTCTTAACTTGTCTATGTTCATCTGGATCTCCCTAGTGATTGAGCCAGTTGCTGGGTAGCAGGACTACTGCCTAATAATATTGGTGATACTTGTGACGCTATTTTTAATGGGCTAAATACATTTGGAACAGCTGTTTGAGGTGTTGTCTGTTGTTGTTGCGTCTGTTGTTGTGGACTTTGAACTGTTGGTACAGGTGGTGTAGGAATAGCCTGCGGCCCAAACCCAAGTCCTGTTGGTAAAGTACCTGTTTGTTGCGCAGCACTTTGCCCAGAAACTTCATATACTTGCTCAAAAAACCTACCAAGTTTATCATACTCTTTACCTGTACCGGGTCTAACACCTGTGGGTCTTGTTACAGTATTCAAATATGTTTTGCTTCTAAGAAATTTTGCTCCTACTTTAATTGCCGTTGCCGTTGTTAGTGTAGCAAGTGGGTTTGCAATAAAAGCAACAAGACCAAGAGACGTGGCTATTGAAGCGGGAGCCAACGCACCTAACCCTGCAATCGAGCGATTGGATGCAATCGCGGATTTCCTGACAGCGTCCCTTAAAATAGGTCCTGCCCCTCCAAACATCGCGTCAATAGTCTCGTCACCATACCCTCTTAAAGCAGCATCTAACTGAGTGGAGTACTTCCCACTCAATATATTTTCTATGAACTCTTTGCCTGTAGGGTTGCTATCATCAGGCAGTTGCCTAAGTATTCTTTCCATAGCACTCTGACGAATAGCATCCATTGTATCTTCGCCAAGCTCTCTTTCAGCTTGCTTAATCGCTTCTACCCCACCCTTGCCTTTTCTAAAAACAACATCAACAATTGCCTCTGGGTTTCTTTCTGCAAGTTGTTTGCTCAAACCTTTAGCAAGAGCATTGTTCGCTAGTTCATCTCTTTGTTTTAGTATCTGCTTTATTGCAGATACTTGGTCAGCTATTGGTCTGCCTGCCAAGCTGTTAATAACATCAGGCGATATATTAGGATTTACTGTTCCTAAATCTTGAAGAGCAGATATTAAAGGCTTGTACTGATCGCCAAACAATTCTTCTCCAGTGCTTCCTAAAGCATTAATCTCAGAGACAATCTTTGTTGGATTTATGCTACCGTAAATGTCTGTGTTTGTTCTTGCTAAATTTGATAAATAACCTCTAGCAATAGAAGTTCTAACAGCGTCTCTGTTTTTCATTCCTGTTCCTCTAGCTTCAGCAATCCGATTAGCAAATGCCTTTTTGCTTTCAAACTTTGCTAGTAAACGTGTTTTTAATAAATCTGTATCAGGAAGACTTATGACTTGTTGTGGGTCTATGCCACCGTCCGTCAAAAACTCCTCAAACGTTGCTGGTGTTTTTACAGGATTTACATTGCCTTCAGGTATTGCTGTATCAAGAAATCTTTTTAAGGTATCCCCTCTATTACGCTCAAGAAGACCTCCTTCAGCATCAAACAATACTTCAGGATCAAGTTGTCCCTTTTTAAAATCACTCATTAACTTTTCGGCTCGTAAATCTTTAAACCGACCAATTCCTTTTTTGTAAAAAGTATTTGCTTCGTCTAATAAATCTAAACCCTCCTTAGAAGCCTTTACTCCGGGAGCAACAAAAATTGGCTTACCTGTCACAGGATTTGTTCTGGTTCGTTCAGCCTTTCTGATATTCACCGCAGCATCTGTGAGAGAACGCTCTACATCTCCTAACAATTCTCCTACAATCCTGCCGTTTTGTGTGCCAACAAGACCCGGATCAAAACCAGCATCTCGAAGCACCGTTCTAATGCCATTTATCTCTTTGACACTTGCGCCCCCACCTCTTTCTAATTTAAGTATAAACTTACCAACAGCAGATTCTTTTAAACCAAATGCAGGGTTTTCTGCATCTAATCTGTTAAGAGTTTTTATTATCCTGCCCACGGGAACTACTTTAGCATCCCCTAAAAGGTCATTTGCTTTTTTGTAAAGTAGATTAGAATCTTCATCAAAAATTCTTTTTGCAATGTCTACGCTTTCTGCTACTTGCCTAGCATCCATTTGTGTGGTTTCGTCACCAAACATCTTTATTAATTTATCTATTTCGGTTTCAACCATCTGTGTAAGATTTTTATTTGCATCGTTTACAAGCTCTTCTGGAGTGCCATAGATTTTTTTGATATCCCTGTCCAATAGTTGAAAAAGTTTTTCTGGTTCGGTAGATTTCCCTGTAAACCCTGCTTCCTTTAGTTTACCTGAAAGATTTTTAGACACAAATCTTGCGTTTGCTTCTGCCGCTTTTCTGTTTGGATAGACTCCTTCATAAATAGCTTGCAAACGTCCAAGAATCGGTGATTCATTAGCTGCTCTTAAAGTAGGAGAAGCACCTTCCGAAATAGCCTCTCTGGCTATTCTACGAGTTTCATTTACAGAATCACCACCAACACCTTTAAATATTCTTCCAAGAACAGAAGTAACGCCTCTTCCAATTCCTTCACCTCCAGCAGCAGCTAAAAACTCTCCTACTGCGGCTCTTCCAAGTTCGGCATCCGTTTCTCTGCTTAGACCCTCTTCAGACTCCTCATACTCATCAACATATCTTCCAAGTGCGCCTGCCAATCCTGTTCCTAGAGCCGCACGTACTAAACCAAATGGCGAAAGCATCATAGAGGCGGTTATTCCAAAACCTAAAGGACCTCTAGTTTCACCATAGAAATCAGCAAAATCGTATTTGGTAAAACCTTTTTTCTCATCAACAGCTAATAGTCCAGTGCCTTGAATATTGTACTTGGATTTGACATCATCTGGAATTAAATCTCTGTCGATGAGAAACTCACCGTCAGTATCTATCTGCACAGCATCTTCTGGTACGCCTAACTCTTGCAGTCTAAGACGTTTCTCTTCTTCATTATCTCCTTTAGAAAACTCTTTTCGGAAAAATATATCTTGCACACCCGTGTCATAATCAATGTCACGGGCTGGAAGCGTTGGTTCAGAAACTGTTTCTGTTTCTTCGTTTAACTTAACGTTTCTTGTTGTTGCTTGCCCAGAAAAACGTTGAAGTAATGCCTGTTCTTCTTCTTTTGTAGGAGTATTACCAGCTATTTTAACACGCAGTACATTTCCATCTGGTGTTTTTATTCTTATAATTCCCATTAGTTACTTCCAATTTTAATCTCATAATCAAAGTCTGGATTTTCAGGGGCAGCAACAACAGAGTATGACGCTCCAGCCCTTGCCCGCGCCTGTTCAGGTGTTTCAAGCGTTAGTTCAAGTAAATCTGCTCCTTGCATATATTTACCATGTAGTCCTTCAGCGTTCTTTCTAAGTATACGTTGTATTTCTTGTATTTTTCTTTTAGCGTCTGCCTCTGATTGAAAAAATGAACCAATACCATCATTTAATAAGATGTTTTCCCCATCAACTCTATAGCCAAGAGCTTGAGCAACGAGTCTACGATCATTGTCTGATATTGTCTTACCAGATTCTCCAAGAAGAACTGGAGCTAATTGAAGAGCTAAAGAACGATTAAGAGCAGCAAGATTACCTCCAGCACTTAATTCATCATAATCAAGACCAATGCTTTCACCTACTTGTCTTGCTCCCTCAAAATTTGTTACAGCCTTTAATATGTCTGTAAATCTGCCTACTGTTCCTGTCGCACCAATTCCACCTTGGCTAACCAAATCTAAAGCAGATTGCATTCCGTTATCCATAAATGAAATTTCATCTAAAGCAGAGGCATATCCTCTTGTAAAAGATTTCCAATCTCCCGGGCTGCTAGGCAATGCTTTTAGATTTAGCTGTTGCCCTTTTAAAGTTGGTCTTCTAATAGATATTTTCCCAATACCCTCAATCTCTACGTCTACGGGATCCTCATATAATTCATCTATTGGTGCATCGCCTGCCTCAATTTTAGCAATGGCTTCCGCAGAATTATTTTCTAGTATTTCTTGATAGAGAGTCGGTGTTGTTAGTTTTCCTGTAATCCCTGCTTCTTCAGCAGCCATAAATCCTCTGTCATTTAGTCGGAATAATTGCCCTCTATTAATTTTTTGACCCGTAACGGGATGAGTAAACTCTTCTTTAGCTATGTATGTATTTTCTTCTAAGTCTTGCTTTCTTTCTGATTCTAATCTTTGAATAGTATATTTAGATGCAAGAAGTTCTGTTTCGCGTTCAAAGGACTTTCGTTTTTCTGCTGATTTAATAAATTTTGGTAAAACCTTGTTCATGCCATTAGCAATGTTTGTTAATGGATTATCACTCTCCCCTGCGGCTATTGCAAATCCCATCAAAGCAAGATTTAACCCTGATAAGGATGGATCTTCTTCATACTTTGGCAATAATTTTAAAAATTCCGCTTTAATATCTTCAGGAGAACCAGTTCCTGATTCTACTGCTGTTTTTACCTCTTCTGCAACACTGCTTTGATTAGGAATACCATCAGACGCATTTGCCTGTCTTGCTTGCTCAGCCAAGGCTGCTCTTACCGCTGGTGTTTGTGTTTCATATGGGTCATCAACTTTAGTTCCTGAATCTGGGTCTGTGTCCAGCCTTTCTTTTTGAGATTCTTGGTTTTCACTTGAACCGTCTTCTTCTTCTATTTCTTCTTTTAATAGACCGGGTGCTTGTTCAGCAGCTCCTGAATCGTCTACCATTGATGCCAATGGATCTTTAGCAGCAGAAACTTTCACAGGTTTAGGGGGAGGATCAACAGCCGTAACCTCCCCTGTTTCCTCATCGATATCTACAACACCTGACTCTTTCATAGCCTCTCGGGCTAGGCGTTCTTGTTCTAGACGTTTTCGCCCAGCTTCATCAAATATATTTCTTGGCATCGGAGTATCAAACTCCGTTATAACATCTTTTGCAAACACTCCCCCTAAACCCGTTGGAGAAACGGGAATACCTAATTCTATGGCACTTTTAGGTTCTGGTATGGCCGTTTCATCCTCTGCGCTGTATGAAGGAAATTTAAATATACCTAAAGCCTCCAACGCAGCATCTCCGGGCATTACAGTGCCTAGCCTACCACTAAGAGTAGATGTATCACCATCATCTGATGCAGCAAGAGAGGATATTCCTCCAGCTAAACCTCCACCAATTTGACCAGCCACATCAGCACCAGCTCCAACAATCGAACTTAATGTTGAATCTCCTAGATAATCAGTTATTGGGGTAGCTACTTTACGAGCAGATTCTCCTCCTTCAAGGGCCCCTAACGCTCCAGATTGAAGTGGATTTAAAGAGCCAAACCCTTCTTGTATGGCTTGAGAGGCAATATCTAATAACCCACGTTGACTCGGACTTGCGGCTTTTGAAGGCACAAAATATTTATTGCCATCTAAACCTGTAATAATAGTCCCACTAGGTCTTCTCAAATTTGAACCAAGAGATGCAGCCTGTTGGTTTGCAGCCTGTTGAGTAAGTATCTGATTTTGTATGTCAGACGCTACAGGTCTTTGTGCTAAGTTAAAGACCCCACCACCATTATTAAAACTCTGTATACCAGCACTAGCGTTAAGAGCGTTGCGGGCACTACGATTAAACATTTTTCTATTATATATGCTCATCTATTAAACAGGCTCCCAAAGATACCGCCTTCTCCAAACGCCCCCGCCTGTTGCAAGCCTGCTATGCCTGTTCCAAGACCACCTATCTGTGATATCAAACTAGGTTTCGGTGTCGTTGTTTGCGTTAAGCTACTGGTTGTTGTTGGTACACCACGAAATATGTCTGACATAAAGCCAATTCGTTGATATGGTTCAAACTGACGTTCAAGAGACGTGGCTCTTTGTGCATCAAGTTCTAGTTGCTGTTGTTGCTGTTCCATTCCACCTAGTTGTGACAATAAATTCACATCTCTCTGTGACGCGGCTTGTGCAGATTCGCCTAAAGCTGCCTGTTTTAACCCTAGGTTTCCAAACAATTCACCCGCCTGTTGCGACCTATCCTGTGCAGACTCAAAAGCCTGTGCCCGTAGGTTTGCTGATTGTCTTGCAAATGTATCTGCCGCGTTTCTTTGTAGTTCCTGTTCTGCAACAGCTTGTCTTGAACCACCAAACGCACCCCCTGCAACTCCTGCCTGACCTACTCTCATGCGCTCCATGTCAGCTTGTCTTTGTACATCAGCTAGATTCTGGTCAACCACGTTTTCAATGTATGGGTTCATGTATTGCTCATACGCTCCGGGCTGTAATGAAGCTACCCCTTGTGCTAGTGTATCTGCACCCGCTTGCATCATGGGCTGAAACGCACCAATACCCTGCACACCAAGCTGTATAGCGGCTTGTTGCGCTGGTGTTAGCCCTGCCACCTGATAGTCTGGAATCGTAGTTGGCTGGTTAGCCAATGTTTGTGTACTGGCTAGTAAATCTTTTAAATACTCTTCTTGATAATCTGGAAGAACGTTTTGAGTGCGTACTGTTGTGGCCATTATACTCTCCTCTCAAGACTATCCATTAAACTATGAAGACGTTTTGCACCAAGATCCCTGTCTCCATCCCCTGCACCTTTTACAGCTTTTTCTCTAATCACAAACTCACCATCTGAAAGTCTTGCCTCTTGTACTCTTTGTCCATCCTGAAAGATAGCGGCATTAATCTCATCAGATGTTCCTGTGCCCGGACCCTCGATGTAACCTCCCTCCTTTAAAGAGGCTATACCCTCTGACTGACGGTTCGTAACCGCATCTTCTAGTTCTTCTACCGTATCATACGTTTTCCCTGTCACGGGGTCTACAAAAAGATTTGATATTGGCCTGCCATCGTAATCAGGCGAAGATTCAAGACTCATGATTCCAGAATCTTGTTCCTCGTCTTGTGTTCGGTCAGCTATTAAACCAAGAAGAGAAGAACCTAGGGATATATCACCAGCTGTAATGCCTGTTCCAAACAAACCACCTTTAGCCACTTCACCAGCAGCTTGTTTTGCTGTTGCTTGTACTGCCTGTTGCTTTGCTAATTCAATGCCAGCATTTGTTCCCGCCCCTGCCATACCCAAAGATTGCAGGCCGGTGCCACCAGCAGCGGAAAGAACAGCATTCTTTATAGCATCTTCTGGCTTGCCCCCTGATAAAAGAGTGCCTAAACCACCTCCCAAAGCAGCCTTCGCAGCAGCGCTGCCCCCGGGTCCTCCTAAAAGAAACCCAACGGCTGCGCCTGCTACAGGGAGAACTGATTTTAAACTAAGACCCAAGACTATCTCCTTATGTTACTACTTTAACAGTTCCACTATCATTGAACAATGCCCCTGTTTCTAACCCATCAGAGGACGTAGGTAAGTCAGTAAGCGTAATCTTTGTGCCTCGAAGCTCTCCTGGATTTCTCATTTGTACCACAAGTTGCGATAAACTGCGAACAACATCGTCAAAATAAGCACGATCATACTGTTCAGGAGGCAAAGCAAATTGTATTGGAGCTAATTCTCTACTCATCTTCTACCATCCCCTCTTATATCTATTCTTGTTGAACCAAGCCTCCAGTTAACACCTGTATTATTAGATTGTACTTTCAAGCCTAAAGACCTTGCCCTAACTCTAGTATTGTTCTGACCACTGGTGTTTGTCACAGTAAATGTATCTGTTGTTGTAAATGTTTGGTTTGGATTGTTTCTACGCTTTAAGGTAAATACAGCCTCTTTTGTTGATCCTGTATCAGAACTAGAAAAGTCTATGTCTGGTATCATTCTACGCACAAAAGAAAATTGTTCTCCATCGCCTATGTCAAAAGGTGCGGAGTCTATAAACGCTACCAATGCAGCATCGTCAGCGTCATTGCCAAATTCATGCGTATATAATTGTCTTGCAGCAACAGAGTCTGTATCATGTGTAGCACCAAACGGATACTCATAAATGCCTCTGTCAAGCCACGCAGAACGTGCTAGGTTTCCTATATACCAAACTTTTTCTTCATAATTGTAAATAACATATCGGTCATTTTCACCTGTGCCACCTGACTGTGATGGGTAGTACCACACCACTTCTCCATAAGCAGAGTTTCTACCAGCAATGACTTTTTGAGAGTTAGATGCGTCAAAGTC